CTCAATGCCTTGAACAAAAGACGATAGATACGAATCTAAGGCTGACAGTCTTTTTACATTAGCAATGAACTTGGATTGTTGCATTCTGTTTCTAGACACCGCCAAGTTTTCTAAGCTATCTAAATGTCCTTTAGCAGTTGAGAATCCATTAGCACTAACCCAACTCTTACCTAAAGGGTTGAACTGCAATCCCCCAACAACACCAGTAGACTCAAGCAAATAGCCATTACCAGTACATCTTTTACATATGTTAGCTTTCTTAAACAGTGTACCATCTTTCCTAATCTTAAATACTTTCTTCTCTCCTCTACACTCATCGCACTGCCTTGCCTTTGTTTTATACACTATCTTTGTATTAGCCTCGACACACCCTCTAAAAGTAGTACGATCATTAGTAAACTTAAACAACTCTTCTCCCCATACCTTTTTATCTCTAACCCTACGACTATATATTAATTGAGATAATTGCTCTGGGCTATTAAGATTAATAGGTGTATCCCCCATAAATTCCCTAACCTGTACTTGCAGTGTATCTTCTATTTGCTTCTTCTCTCTTTCAAACTCTTGCTTCACACTTTCTAATTCATCACTGTCAACCTTCATGCCGTTCATATAGATGCGAGTCAACGTCTTGCAAACTTTATTAGCTACATCTAACACTGTATGTAAGGACTCGTTCTCCTTATCCTGATAGCGAGTACGTAACGCTTTGTACAAGGCTCTAGTTACATTAATATCAGCCCTAAGATATTCGGACAACTCAGCGTGTGGTATGTCTCGTGTTGTATATCCCTTCTTAAAATACTCTTTTAATGTATCTTGCTTGCTGTACGCTAGGTCATACCTTTCCGCACACTCCTGAAGAGATATGCGCTTCTTCATACCTCTGCACAGGATATACTCAGCTAACATTGTATCATATATATCACAGTCGAACTCAAACCCACACGCCCACAGCCATTGCAAATCATGCTGTGCGTTATGCATGATGACAAGCTTTGCTTGTTTAAGTATAGATTTTAGTTTAGTCGCATCTTGACTAGGTACTTCAGCATGATCAAAAGTAAACACATGGGGCTTACCCTCTGTGTCTGCATTACCTAGTCCTACCATTGTCAATGTGTTGGTAGGCTCATAGGGATCTAGGTGCATCTTACCACCTCTATCTGTGACTGTATTTTCTACATCAATAACCAGATGCATGTGAACTCCTTACGGTATGTAATGTGATTTATCTTTATCTAAGCGACATGTAACTGTGCCATGCCACCCATTTAATTTATTCTTGGACACAACAATGTGTCTTATATCTGACTCAACCTCACCCTCTACCATAGGATCTTTCGATAAGAGTAACATCAAGTCTGTTTCAGCCGCCTTGCCTGTCTTAGACCCCTCAAGCATCGACTGATTCGGAGCAACCCTACCTTCAGCTTCTGCCGATAATTGACTCATCCAAATAACAGCGCAATTGTATATCTTAGCTATGTTTCTTGCATGTATAGCTGCTTCTTTAAGATATACGTCTGACTTATCACTATTCCTAACGGCAAACTTATCTCCCATATCTAGCACAACAATGTCAGGCTTATAGGATTTAACAGTATGCTCAACCCAATGCATGTCTTTACCTGTTGAGTCGTATACTTTTAAGCTAGGTTTTACTTTGCTATATAACATAAGGGCTTTTTCTCTATTGTCTCGTATTTCTGGAAGCGACATACCTGTAGCCGCTGACATGTATCTTGCCCCTACCCTATGGTATGCTTCTTCATTTGTCAAGATAATACATTTTGCACCTTGATCAACAAAACCATCTGGCCCCGCTATAATTGATGCTTGAAATGAAGTCTTACCTGTGTTGGGCCTCGCACCTACTAAGACAAGATGCCCCCCACTGATACCTTGAATCTTATCTTTGAGTGTGACTAAATTAAATTTCCATTTAGCCTCTAGGTCATTCAATCGTAGCAGTGTCTCCATACTTATGTCTGCCCACTCAATCTGCATGGTAGGCAAAAAATCATCGTTATGATTATCCACAATACTTCGCAACGGTTCTAAAGAGTTAGTTGTACCATTGACATAATCAAATCCTATGTTAGCTATCTCTTCGCCTAGAGACTGTCTAAATAAACTAGAGAGAACATCTCTCGCTACATCATCAGACATTGCCCTTGTCTTCTCTAACTTTTGAAACAAGCTAGTGTACATTTGTTTGTTGGCTGTAGTCATAGTAGGATTGTTGGATAAGAACAAAGCAATGATCTCATCTACAGTAAGATCTTTTTTGTACTTGTCCATTGCTAAATCAATAGTCTGCTTTATCTTGCGCATCTCTTTTGAGAATATTTTATCTGGACATTTAGTTCCTTTGTTACTTTTATGAAAGTCCAGATTCATTAGTGATCGAATAATGCTCAGTTCCATGATGAAATAGTCCTTCTTATGGTGGTCATGTCGGTGTCCTTCTTATATTTAATATCATCAACCAAGTTAATGGCTGTTACATCATCTACATAATTACGCATATCTTTTGTAAATGCAAGTGTTTTCTTTTTTGCGTCAGGATCTAAGGCAACCATCACCCTTTCATACCTCTGTAAAAATTCCTTATGCCCATGACTCAAAGATGTTCCTAGTATAGCAACCCCCTCTGCTTCAGGAAAGTGCTTATCTATTGTAATTGCTGAAACAACGTCTTCCACAATGATGGCAATCTCCTTCCTATTTGTAGGAGCTAACGTGTAATGTATAGCCTTGCCACCATACCGCAACCACTTGGGTTGTTTATTATATAAGCTCCTACCTATAGCATCAATCATTACACCGCCTGTGTCATATATAGGGAACACGGCTCGACCATCTTTTATGTCATACATAACTTTAGCTTGAACAGGTATATCCCATCTATGTATAAAATGTATCATTCGCTTGTCCTCAATAGCTGTGGTTACATAAACAGGCAACACAAACATATTATCTTTAGGAGGAGACTCCTTCACTCTAGATAACATACGAGAAATATCATCTTTATTGTATCCTGAATGCATCTTTCCTCTTACATGACAATTAAGCTTGTAGCAATTATACACAATATTCCCATCCATCTTTGTAGCTGTGAAAGTATTTCTGCTATTGCAAGATGGGCAGTCAATACGAATGCTATCTCCTTCATTAATATGTAAATCATTAATAAATGTATTAAAAGACATCTTAATGCTCCACTGTTGTGTATACCTTACAGGTATGTATATGGATAGTTTGTTTCATTTGTCAACCCCTAAGACGTTAATAATCTAATGACTGTCTCTTAGATAACGCACTTTTAGATGCAGCCAACGTATGTTTTATATAAGGAGTCACCGATTGCACGTTTTGATGCCCACTTACAGACATGATTTGTGTTATGTCTACACCTGAGTCAACCATCTCTGTAATTCCTGTCCTACGCATGTCCATTACGTGTAACTCTCTAGGAAGCCCACTCGTAGCCTTTACTTGATTCGCAATAGAAGACACCTGAGTTATACTATACGGCCTGTAAACCCCTTTAAAAGGGCGTACAGAAGGTGCTACATATTCTTGGAAGCCAAAGTCCTTGTTCTGCTGTGTCAACATACGTATTAAATTATCAGATATAGGTAGAAATACTTCTGCCCTACGTTTTGATTGCTCTAAAGTCAACACTTTGTCTTCAAAGTTTATGGTATCCCACTTTAATTTACGCATATCACCCACTCTTTGACACCATTCGTAAGCCATGTGTGCAATCAAGCCAATGTTTCGCCACTTCCATTCACCGTATGCAGTATTTAAGAACAATTTAACTTGATCTTTAGTCCACGACACCTTTCTAGCGTGTTCTTGTTGCTTCTCTATGCCTGTTAGTGGGTTGCTCTGTATAATATCGTACTCAATTGCTACATTTAACACCTTTCTAAGCACAGAATGGCTCATGTTAGCAGTTCGCACCCCTCTTTCTAACCATTTTTCGTAGGCCAACTTAGTGTGTTGCCTAGATAACACACCTAACTTAATATTTCCTAGCATCACACCGCCTTTTATCTTTATCATCAAGGCTGAGTTAACCACATTACAGTAATCTCGCTGAGTTTGCTCACGTAACTTATTGAAAGAGTTAGTTGTCTTGTAAAATCTAAACATAGAGTGAAGTGTGCTTTTGTCAGTTGGTATTTTACGTGAAATAAGGTCTTGTTGCCACTTAAATAGCCTCTCATTTTCCTTTTGAATATAATTGTATGACCTGTATCGACTAGCCTCAACTATTATTGGGTTAAAGCCACTGTTTCTAGCGTTAAGAGGTGGCATCCATACCCACACAGTCTGTTTATTACCTTCTGCGTCCGTATGAACTTCTCTTCTTGTATATTTAGGTATTTTTCTAGTCATTTACTCTCCTTTTAATGTATTGTGTATGTTTTTTTAACTGTTAGCCCATGTCTACTAGCTATATCTATTCTCTCGTAGAAATCTTGAACGCTATCAGTTGTATATTGCATTATTTCTTCTGCGGTATCAGAATCTGGCACATAACTAGCGACCACGGCTAACAAAATAGATACAATATCTTCATCGTCTAAATTCTTAGGCAAGATCTTCGATACCTCAAACATCATCTTTGCAAATAGTACTGGATCTTTTATCATAGCGTATCAACACCTCTCTTGTCAATCTTTATTCTTTTATAAGGTTTTTTATGTCCTTTCTTTGGTGGAACAACTTGCGGAGACTTACGATTACTTAACATAACCCTTGCCACTGGATTAACACGTATTATTTTTAATTTTTTCATTTTTATCTCCACAAATTACAACTTTAGGGTAGTACCACAGATCTACAAAGCGTTTTTCTACATGCAACTCCCACAAAAATGCAATCACTATAATAAATAGCAAACTCTTCCACCTATTTACTTCCCATATAATCATTTATTCATTAGTGCTTCCCACGATACAGGAAACTTGGACTTCAGTAAAAAACTTATATCTTCAGCTAAATAACGTGTGTAATGTTGGCTATGAGTATCCATTCTTAGCTTACACATTTTAGCAAACGCACCCAACGAACCACTCCAATACCATTGCGTCATTGTAGACAAGGGCAGTACCATTCTAGCATCTTCTTTTGAAACACCAGTACGTAACAACGCTTTATAACAATTGAAAGCAGTAAACATAGCATTCTCGTATGCTTCAGTACACATATACTGTAAGCTCTCTTTAAGTGGCTCACCTGTGCCTTGTTTATTGTTTTCAGATTGTTCCCCCCAAGCATGAACCCTAAATACCATAAGATCTTTCTCAGTGTATCGCCTAGATATTTCATTCCATACTAAATATTCATGCTTAACCAACTGCCTCGCTACAAAAATAGGTGCTTCGCATTTAAACGTAGCAAAACAATGATTAAAAGGTGACATATGCTTATGTTCAGCTAAATAATTTATTAACTT